CAAAAATGAATAGAGTTTATTTTACAAATAGTGGTAGTGCAGCCGTAGAAACAGCAATCAAACTAACAGGTAGAAACATTGCTATTTGTGGTAAACATAGTTACCATGGTTCTACAATTCTGAGTGCAAATGTTTCAGACCAAAGTATCAATCAGTTTTGGAATATAAAAAATATTTTAGATGTTTATAAGTTTAAAGATTTAGATACATTAAAGATTGCCTGTGATGTAGAAGATTCTTTTGTAATTATAGAACCAGTTGTAGGTGCAGGTGGTGTTTATGAATGGCATGAAGATACTTGGAAGATTTTAAAAGAATATCAAAACAAAGGTGGTATTCTGATATTAGATGAGACTGTAACAGGTTTCGGTAAATTAGGTACAATGTTTGCTTTTGAAAAGTATAACATAGAACCTGATATGATTATATTAGGCAAAGCAATTACAAATGGATATTTTCCTATGGGTGCATGTTTAATAAATGAAAGAATAGAAAAGACGGTTAAAATGTTCAATCATGGGTTTACTTACTCTGGTCATCCTGTTGGTTGTGCAGCTGCCTTAGAAGTATTAAAAGAAATTGATAAGAGAAGTGAATGGTTATTAGAACACAAAAAAATAAAAGGTGTCACAAGACAATATGGTTGTATGGGTGCGATAGACTTTGAAACGCCAAAGCAGTCATTAACATTTATTAAAAAGATGAGAGATAAAGGTTACATTTTAGAAGATGGTTCTGAAAATGTTTCAACTGCCGTATTTTGTTTACCTTTTATCTTTCAAGAACATGAAAATTTTGAAGAGGCAATTAAAGAATGTATTTAGCAGCTTACCCATTACAACTACCAGAAATTAAAAGAGTTATCACACATTATTACGATAAAATTTATAATCATAATAATATATTAGAAGATAGATTTGGTATACAAGAAAGATTTATTGAAAACTTTATACCTTGGATTAACAAAGGTCATATGAAATTTAAAGGTCTAAAAGACTTTAAATATGTTTATGTTACAAACGGCATAACAGAGGCTATTCACACAACTATGATAGAACATAGTTTAAGACCAATGGTTCAAAAACATGAGTATCCAGCATACATGGCTCATGCAAAAGTTTTTAGAGAAAATGGTTTAGTATTAAGAAATAGAATTAAGGTGTTAAGTTTACCTTTTTATAATTCTGGTCAAGAACATCCTACAACTGCCGAAACACTAGAAGAAAACTCTTTTGTTGACTGTGCATGGGCAGGTGGTTCAGGTATTAAAAAAACTTATGATGTAAGTAAAGTAGGATATGTTACATTTAGTTTTAGTAAAATGTTTGCATTACAATATCATAGAGTAGGTGTTTTGTTTTCAAAAAAACCTGTAGAGACTTTAGAAATATACAAACAAAAAGCATATGTAAACTTAGCAGGTATTGACCTTGTAAATCAATTGATGTCTTTTACACCTAACTATTTTTACGATAAATATAACCACATATCAAAAAGAATTTGTGATAGATTAGGAGTTGAAGAAACACCTAGTTTATGGATTGGTATGAAAGACGGCGTTAAAGTGCCATTAATAAATGAATGGGTAAATGAGAAAATTAAATAAAGATTTTTATGACATTGCAACTAAAAATGATTGGGTAGATTTATCTGATTTTTGGTCATGGCCTATATCGAATATATTGAATGATGTAAAATTAATACCTGATAGATTATGGTCAAAACCTTTTAACGGTGGTGATAAAAACAAAGGTAAAGGTTACAACAACAAACAATCTAATATTGATTTACCTGGAACAGAAAAAGGTTCTCAAAAAATACCAGCGAAAGGTTGGAAGAGTATCATGTTTTTGAATGATACAGGCATTAGTGATAATCAGATATTGACATTTGACGCATTATATGAAAATCAATGGGAGTACAAGAAGAGATTAAAGTATGTAAATAATGTTAGAACATGGACAGAAATGGCTCAGTTTAGTCCTAAACTAAAATCATTTTTTGAAGAGAAAATATTTCCATACATAGGTGTTGCATATATCTTTGTAACTCAATTAGAACCTGGTGGTATTATTACACAACACAATGATGTGCCAGATGAGGCGAGACCTTTAAAAAGAGACGATAAACTTTTTGCTTATGATATGTGTAATGTTTTTAATTTATGTTTAAATGATGTGTCATATTGTCATTCAGTATTTAATGGTAAAGTTATGCCTTCAAAAGATGGTTGTTTGATGTGGACAAATACAGGTAAAGAACATTTTGTTGTAAATATGAATAGAGAACCACAATACAAAATTATATTTCAAGGCTTCTTTAAAAAGCCCTTTAGAGAAAAGGTTGTTAATGAGAAGAGTGATTATTTAAATGTTAACCAGTTACACTAATAAACCTGAAAATTTTAAATACTTAGAAGAATATAAGAATATCTTAAATAGTATTGTAGATAAAAAAACAGATTATTTATGGAAAAATTATGTAGATTTTAAATTTGAAGAACAGACAGCTTTAACTGTAGGTTTAGAAGATAATAAAGTAAAAGTAATATCTAGTATTATAAACAGAGATATATGGCCAAAAGGTGTGTATAGACTTATGAATAGATATTTTGTTGAAGAAGATTATAGAGACACAAATACAAGAACACACAAAGCAAAAGGCTATAATATAGGCCATATTATATTGAACGACCAATTACAATATTTAAAAAATAACTTAGATTACAATTTTTATTTTATAAGCAGACAGAAAAATAGAAAATTTTTAAGTTACTGGACAAATAAATTTAATAAAGAATACAACCAAAATTTAACAGTATCAAACGACAGATATTGGATTTGCAATAGCACAAGATTTAATTGTTGTCAAGTATTGGTGTATGAAAATGATAACGAGATACCATTTCGGAAAGGATAAATAAGGACATGATTGATAATAAACACAGTTTTTTACAAATACCTAGCACAGCATTATACTTAATGAATTATTTTGAATCAATTGGATATGATGTTGTACTACATGAAAATTGGGAAGAGTTAGGAACAATTTTAACAGAGTCATCTGATTATCCTTATCCTATGGATCCTAGTTTTACACCCTCATACCTAGGAGAATTAGGTAAAGGAGCTACCGCTTTTGCTTTATATTTAAAAAAAGGAGATGAGGTTGTAGCTACATATGCAGCTAAGTCACACAGACCTAAAACGGTTGCTGATAATTTATATGAGTTTTATCCTAATTTAGAAGTACAAACATTACCTGAAATTTTAGACAGAGAAGATGTGGATTATTATTATAGTTCATGTCAATGGGTACACACAGACCATCTAGGTAAAAAGTTGGGTGTTTCTTTAGACTTGTTGAAAAAACATATTATATTTGATAGCCCACAATTTCAAAATGTAGATGTTAATTTTGCGATACATAAAATTAATGACAGTATGAAATCTTATCATTTATCTAAACTATTTTACTCAAATAGTGAACCTTTTGCTATCAAAAGAGATGGTGGTGTAGGCGGTGCAGGAAGTGAAGAAGATAGAGAATATAATATTGTTTGGACTGTCAAAGAGTCATTTCAAAGTAAAGTATCTGAAATTAAAGCTACTTACAATTAGTCTAAAAATTCATTATAAATAGTAATAGGAGATAATTATGAATACAGTAATGATTGACGGTAAAAGTTATGAAGTTGCAAAGTTGAGTCCAGAGTTACAAAACTACTTAGTAGTACGACAAGAAATTCAGGCCTCTAAAGTAAGACATAATCTTGAGCTAGAAAAAATCGAAGTGTTGACAGCACATTATAACACAAAAATTGCAGAATTAGTAAAAAAAGAAGTACCAGAAGAGAAGTAAAACATGGCAGCTATAGCTAACTTATCAATAGACCAAGGGGCAACATTTACCTCTGATGTCACAGTAAAAGACGCAAACGATAATCCTTTCAACTTGACAGGTTATACAGCGGCCGCTAAATTAGCCAAAGGCTACGCCTCTACTAGAACACGAACAGATTTTACTGCTACGGTGGCTGCTGACCCAACCACAGGAGTAGTAACTTTATCACTAACCTCAACACAAACGGCAGCTTTAGACGCCGAGAGGTATGTGTATGATTTGGAGATTACTCAAACATCAAGTGGCAATGTCACTAGAGTAATCGAAGGTATTATTTCGGTACGACCACAAGTAACTACTTAATTCAACTCTTTTTTGTTATAAATATACACAAGGAGAGAAATAATGCCTGATATTACAGCTAAGATTAATGTAAATACATCACAAGGACCACAACAAGTTTCTGTAGCTTTGCCATCTGCTCAGGCGGCACAAAATAGTTATCTTCAATTAAAATTGTTAGGAGATGTTGATACAACAACTCTTGCAGATGGAGCTATTTTACAGTATAGGTCAAGTGACGCCAAGTTTGTTACTACAAATGAAATTATAACAACAACTGGTACCTTGACTATAAACGCAGGAGCATTTTAGGAGTTTTAGATGGCAACAGTAATTCAGATAAAAAGAAGTTCAGCAGCTACAGCCCCAAGCACGCTGAAACTTGGTGAAATTGCTTATACTTATGGAACAGGTACACAGGCCAATAGTGGTGATAGACTATTCATTGGTGAGGGCGGCGTTGACTTAAACGGTGACGCAAATAATGTAACAGTAATTGGCGGTCAGTATTTTACTGACATGTTAGACCATGTTGCTGGTACATTAACAGGAAGTTCAGCACTTATAGCAGACGCAAACTTAGCAATCGACCAAATGATTGTAGGTAATTCTGCTACAGTAGGTGGTACAGTAAAATTAAACGAAGGTACAAATAACGGTACATCTTTTATAGGTTTAAAAGCTCCCAATTCCGTTACTACTACAACAACATTTACATTACCAGACGGTGACGGTACTGCCGGCCAATTTTTAAAAACAGACGGTTCAGGTAATTTAGACTTTGCAACTGTTAATCAGTTTATTGATTTAGCTGGTGATACAGGAACAGATACTTACAATACTGCTGAAACACTTACATTTTCAGGTACAGGCGGTATGTCAACGACTGTTACAGATAACGAAGTAACAATCGCTGCTACAGCATTAACAAATTCAAACTTATCAGGTAGTGCGGCTATATCAAATGCAAACTTAGCCAATCCTACAACTACTTTAGGTTCATCTACATTAACACTAGGTTCAACTACAACTGATATTGCAGGTTTAACTTCTTTAGTTGTTGACAGTATTACTATCAATGGTGCTACTTTATCAACAACTGCTAGTAATACTGACATTGTTATGTCTCCTCACGGAACAGGAACAGTTACAGTACCAAGTGGTTACGAAGACAGAGCAGGATTTACAACTAACTCATTAGCAAACAAAGCTTATGTTGACCAAGTTGCACAAGGTTTAGATACTAAACCATCAACAAGAGTTGCTACAACTGCCGACTTATCAGCGACATATTCAAACGGGACTGCTGGTGTAGGTGCAACATTAACAGCAGGTTCAAATGGTGCAATTTCAATTGACGGTGTATCACTAAGTTTAAATGACAGAGTATTAGTTAAAGACCAATCAACAGCGGCTGAAAATGGTATTTACAGAGTATCAACAGTTGGTGATGGTTCAACTGCCTTTGTATTAACAAGAGCAACTCCTGAAGACCAACCTGCCGAATTAACAGGTGGTTCTTTCGTATTTGTTGAAGAAGGTACTGCTAACGGAGATAACGGTTATGTGTTTACTCACACAGGCGCTCCTACTTTTGGTACAACAAGTTTAGATGTTGCACAATTCTCAGGTGCAGGACAAATTACTGCTGGTGCAGCTTTAAGTAAAACTGGTAACCAACTTGATGTAGAAGTTGATGATAGTTCTATTGAAGTTAACGCAGACGCATTAAGAGTTAAAGCATTAGGTATTACAAATGCCATGTTGGCAGGTAGTATTGATGGTGCTAAGATTGAAAACTTTGTATTTACAGATGAAGGCTCTACACAAGGTGCAGTTCAAATTGGTAATGCAATGGAATTTTTAGCGGGTGAAGGTATTAACACAACTGCTTCAGGTGGCACTTTAACAATTGCAGGTGAATTAGCAAGTACATCAAACATTGGCGTGGCTTCATTTAATTCAGGTAATTTCACAGTTACTTCAGGTGATGTAACTGTTACGACTATTGACGGAGGTTCATTCTAATGAATTTATGGAAAAGAATTAAGGGTTGGATTGTAAAACCTTATATGAAACCCCTGGTATTAAAAGACGAAATCAATACAGATTTAAAACATTTAAAAACTCAAACAAAAGCTGAGTTAGAAAAATTAGGTAGAAAAATAGGTATTGAATTAGATAAAAGACTTACTAAAGATAAACTTATTAAACAAATTAGAAAACATAGTAAATAATGGCAACAGTTGTAAAACTAAAAAGAAGTGAAACAGCATTAGCTATACCATCAGCAGGTTCTTTAGAAGCTGGTGAATTAGCAATGAATGTTACTGACGGTAAATTTTATACTAAAACATCAGGCGGTTCTGTTGTTGAGGTTGGTGGTGCAGGTTCAGTTACTTTACAAGATGTTACAA